TGGTGGCTGGTGGCTGGTGGCTGGTGGCTGGTGGCTGGTGGCTGGTGAGGTCGTGGATTTCGCCTATCCAGCCCGGCGGGAGTTCGGGCGTGTTGCTGTTGAGGATCCACCAACGAAGGTTTTGCACGGTGTCCAAACATTGGGGGAGTTGTCCTGGGGAGAGGTTTTTCCCGATAATTTTGTGACCTGTGTGTTTTTTGTGATGCTATAAATAGAAGTTTCCTGTGCCGCTTCTGTTAGCGCTTCTCGAGCCCATTGGCTGCGAGTCAGGCCGCCCGCAGCGGCGAGCCGGTCAATTTCTGCACTGGTTTCCAAATCAACGGTAGTGCTGACAACGGCGCGGTTTTTGCCTGGGCCGTTTGGTTTTTTCTTTTTTGGCATGTCGCAATCTAAACCAGTTCTCAAACAAAATAAATTTTTTTGTTTGGTTTCTATACAGAATCTGTATAGAACTATTCAGAGGTGAGTAAATCACCCCATTGACATGACAAAAATAGTTCAAACAAAAATTCCGAAAGAGGTTGATGAAATCATCACCGCCCTGGCGAAAAGCCAGATGGTGAGCCGGGCCGCAATCGTGCGGCAGTTGTTAGTCAAAGCCGTTTCAAAGGCGAAAGCGGAGGTGGCAATATGAGCCGCCTTTTTTTGTGCCGGGCGATGGATCCGCTGTGCGGTCCTTTCGGGGAGTATTTCCGCGCCCTCGACGTTGCCCAGGCTCGCCGCCTGTTTTTTGCTCGGTTTGGTCTCTGGCCGGTGAGCGTGGAGGTGGAACGATGAGCCCGGACGATGTGTGCCGGTGCGCCGGTTATTTTTTGGAATTTGCCGCGAAGATTGCGCCCGCCGTTTTTTGCGGGTGGGCAGCCTGGAGGATGGGCGAATGATCGAGCAACATTATTCATGCCGTCAGGTGGCGGCAAAATTGGGCGTATCGCACGGCACGGTTCACAAGGCGGTAACAGACGGACGGATCGGGGCGGTTTCTTTCGGGCACCGGCTGCTAATTCCGGAGTCAGCAATCCATCAATATCTCGAAACTCACCGGCTGGGGCCTGCGCCGACTCGCCGACTGACTCGGCCGGGCGTCTCCGCCTGAGCGCCGTTTTTTTGTATTTATGGATTCCCCTTTAATGAAAGTTGACGCCTCAGAATCTGCCGCGCCTTTTCTTTTTGCGGAGGCGGAAATAGGGGCCGAGAAGCTCGAAGCCACGGGAGAGTTCAGCGGGGAAAGGCTACTGGCTCGGAGGCCGGAGGTTTACCGGGCGATCTGTCGCATGAGCGCCGAGGGGCTGAGTATGTCGGCCATGGCTCGGGCGTTGGGAGTGAGCAGGAACACGGTGGCGGCCGTCCAAGAGCGGGAACAATTTCCTATAGAGCAGCAGAAAAAGGAGTTACTCAAGAATGTGAGGACTGCGGCCCGCCTTTCGGTGGAGCGGGTCGTCGAGTTGGTGCCTTCCATCAACAATGCCAAGGATGCAGCCATCGTGGCGGCCGTGATGGTGGACAAGCTCCAGCTCCTCAGTGGCGAGGCGACCGCCCGCGTCGAGCGGGTTGAGGTCAACCAGGACAAACTCTCGGAGATGCTGGCCAGCCTGCCGGTGCTCGAGGCTGAGGTCCTGCCGGTAACCGGTCCACACGGGAGCGAGCCGGGACAAAAGGGACCGGCTGCGGCGGCGTTGCCGGGTGCCGGATCGGTGGGCGTCGAGGGTGTTGTTGATATAGGATCAACTGATTTTGAGGCTGTTTCTCTATTGAACGCCGAAGCGGGGGCCACTTTGAGGGGCCACATGGTCGAGGGTCAAGCCGTCGAGCCGGTCGAGGTCGAGGCCGTGGCGGTCGATCAGGAGGGGGGGAGGGGGTCTGGATTTTTGGACACCCCCCCTATGACACCCACTGATTTGGGTGAGCAGAAAATTTTTGGCAAAGGGGCCTCTTCGTCGCAGGAGGCCGCTGAGGAGCTTTCAACTAACTAACCTATGGCTGACTCAAAAAATAAAAAAAACGCGGCGGTGGCCGCTGCTGTGACGCCGGAGGCGGTGACGCCTGATCCGGTGAAGGTGAAGGTGTATCGCCCGACTCCGAACCGCTACCTGATGCAGGTGCAAGTTCCTACAGGCGAGGCTGGCACGATGCGCGTGGCGCTGATGCGGGTGAAGGACAACCGTTTCTACCGCGCTGGGGAGATGATCCCGGCGATGCCTGGAGAGCGGGATATCTGGCTCCCTGTGAAACAACGCTTTGCCCCCCATATCGGAACTTTATGAAAAAAACAACAACCCTGTTTCAATCTGCGGCTGTGAGCGTTGCGCTTTATCGCCGTTTTCTTGAGCAAAAAAAAACGGCCCCGAAAAAATGAAATTAACCACAGAGGACACGGAGAGCACGGAGAGGGAGAATGATTTGCAATGCGAACTTGCAGCGTGGGAGCTCTTGCGTGAGGCGCGGGAGCAAAACGCCAAGCTCCGCGACATCGCAGATAGGGCTATAGAGAACTGTGAGTGCGAGCCGAAATGCAGATCACATTACGGAACGTATTGTGATTGTGGGCGCTTCAAGCGCAATGAAAAACTCCTCTCCGAACTCAACCAACTCAAGGAGGAGGCGAAATGAAGACGCGATTGATTGTCATCGACACGGAGACAGGGGGCTTTGATCCCTCAAAGAATGCGCTTTTGAGCGTGGCGGCGGTGGATTGCTTCGATAACGAGGCGTTTACTGCGATTATTAAGCCAAATCCTGAGTGGGTCTGCGAGCCGGATGCGTTGGCGAAGAATGGCTTTACGCTGGAATTTCTGGAAAAAAACGGGCGGCCGGAGCGCGATGTGATGCAGGATTTTGCTTTGTGGCTTGGGGCGCGGCGTTTCTCGGTGCTGGCTGGGTGCAATGTGGCGTTCGACCGGGATTTCCTGCGGGCGGCGTTTGCGCGGTGCGACCTGACCTGGCCGATGGGCAAGATGGTGGACCTGCAAGCGGCGGCGTGGCTGGCCTATGAGGTTGGGGCGCTGAACCTGCCGGTGGGCAAGGATGGGCAGCCTCGGCTGTCTCTGGACCATATCGGAGCCGCCTTGGGCTTTAACCGCTCGGGGAAGACACACAATGCGCTGGAGGATGCACTGATGACGCTGGCGTGCTTCCACCGCCTGCGCCGCCGCGTGGAGATGGCCCCTGAGCCGGTGACAGCATGAGTGACCGCCCCGACATCGATTTGAGGCCGCGCAATACAACGCTGCCTGCGTTGAAGGCGCTGGACCTTGAAGATGCTCGCGTGGGCTGGCTCTCGATGAGCGAGAGCCGGGCCATGGCGGCAGCGTGCGATCGGTGGCTGGCCAGTCGAGGAATCCGCACAACCATGAGCTGGCCATGGCCAAAAAAATCAACGCAGGAAAAATAAAATGCACTTTTACAAATTCAATATCAAAGATTACGCAGTCAACACAACGCATCTCACTAATGAGGAGGATTTAGCATACAGGCGCTTGCTTGACCTTTACTACACAGACGAACAACCAATACCAAACAATAACCAATTGGTTAGTCGTAGGATTCGCATTGCGGCAGAAGTTGTCGATGTTGTGCTCAACGAGTTCTTCGTGCTCACGGAAAATGGCTGGATTTGTGGCCGAGTTGAGGAAGAAATCGAAGGTTACCGGAATCTTTGCCGTAAGCGTAAAGAGGTGGGGGCCAGTGGTGGACGCCCTCCAAAAAAACAAGCTAAACCAAAATCAAAGCAAGAAGAAACCAATAGGTTAGCAATTGCGCCGATACCACTAACCACTAACCAGTATATATCCCCTATAGTCCCCAATGGGGACATGGAGTTGGAAACCGAAGAAATTCCCAAGCCAGTTTCCAATCCGGCTCTAGACCGATTCCGAAACCTTTTCCACCTTCGAGACACCACGCCTCTCGATGCCTCCGCCACCCGTGCTTGGGAGAAAAATAAAAAATCGGCGGCCGCCTTGGGCGAGGAGGATTGGCGGGTGCTGGAGTGGGCCTACCGGCAAAAAGAAGGCCCCGCCGCGCAGTTCCGCCGCAAAGATTTAGCCACGCTGCTGAACAACATCCTCGCCGAGGTGACGCGGGCCCGCGACTGGGCGGCACGGAGCGGGGCGAGCTTGAACGCGGCAAGCCCTGTTTCCACGGAACCCTCTGGCTGGCGTGACCTTGTGGAGTCGGAATTTCCCGAAGTGAACCTCTCGACCTGGGCGGCTTTGCCGGACTCGATGAAATCTTGGGTTCGTGAAAAACAACGCGAACTCGCAGCAGCATAAAACCAAAAAAACAAACATGATACAACCAATCGAAACGATAGAAGAAAAAGACGGGCAATACATTGTGACCCGGCATTACCCTGAGTGTCAGAATGATTTCCTGCAATGGCAGGTCGGCGTTTACGAGAGCCGCCCCGTGGAGGATCCGATCTTCGAGCCTGCTTTGCGCGAGGATGGGTCGCCGCTGACAAGCCAAGATGGGGTAACGCAATACCGCGTCATCGGTTACAAGCTGAATGAGCGCGTGTCGTGTCAGGTTTTCCACCTGCTGGGATTTGGCTCAAATCTGAAAAAGGCGAGGGAAATGGCAAAGCATAACCTTTTGGCGGCGTGATGAAAAGCGTATTACCAGAAAATCAAATTGCCGAGAAGGCAGTCATCGGCGCGGCGATCACAGACGGGCGCACGGCGGATTCTGTGTTGGAGGTGTTGAGGCCGGATCAGCTTACCTTTCCGGCGCATCAGGTTATCCTCGGCATGGTGGCCGCGATGCGGCAGGCGGCGCGGCCGGTCGATCTCATCCTGGTGACGACGGAGCTGGAGAAAGCGGGGCAGCTTGAGGAGGTGGGCGGTTACGCCTATGTCACTGAGCTGGTGCAGGAAGTCGCCATCACGATGAACTGGCGGCACTACGCGGCCGAGGTGCTGGATGTGTGGCGCAGGCGGTCGATGCGTCAAGCGGCCCTCGCTATGGCCGAGGCGGCAAACGACTTTGCACTCACCACAGAGGATGCCCAAGAACGCTGCGAGCAGGCCCTCTACGCCCTCCGAGACACCTCGACAAGGGAGAACCCTGTCTCTCACTGCAAAAACGCCGTGCTGGCCGCCGTAGAGCATATCGAGAAGGTGTATCACAGCCGGGGTGAGACGGTGGGGCTGGAGACCGGCATCCATGACCTGGACCGCTCGACTGGTGGTTTCCTCGGCGGTCAGATGATCGTCATCGCTGCCCGCCCTGCCTGCGGCAAGTCGGCGCTCGGGATGCAAATCGCTCTCCACGCCTCCATGCAAAATGCCGTGCCGACGCTGGTGTTCTCGGTCGAAATGCCCAGCACGGAACTTATGATCCGGGCGATCTGCTCCGAGGCCGGTCTGGACCTCCAGCGCACACGCGACGGGTTTTTTGACCAACGGGCCATGGGCAATGTTTCCGGAGCGGCCACGCGGCTGGTGCAGAGTAAGCTGTTCCTCGACGACACGCCCGGCCTCACCGTGGCGCAATTCCGCAGCCGCGCCCGTCGGGCAAAGACGCAACACGGCATCGGGCTCATCGTGGTCGATTACCTGCAATTCATGCACGGATCTTCCAAGCGGGCAGGAGAGAGCCGGGCGTTGGAGGTGAGCGAGATTTCCAAGGCGCTCAAGACCACGGCCAAGGAGCTAAACATCCCCATCATCGCCCTGGCGCAGCTCAACCGCGACGCCGACGAAGGCTCGAAGCCGAAGCTCTCAAACCTCCGCGAATCCGGCAGCATCGAGCAAGACGCCGATACCGTGCTGCTCATCCATCGCCTGGACAAAAACAAGAAAAAGGACGACGACGAACCGCTTGAGCACAACACCTTGCTCATCTTGGCAAAACAAAGAAACGGCCCCACGCCGGAGATCAAGATGAACTTCGTCGGCCAGCACACCACTTTCCGCAATGTGACCGAAAAAGCCTATAGCAACAACCAGAATGAAAGACAGAAATGAATTTTCCCCAGAAAAACAACACAAATATAAAATAATGAAATCAGAATTAAAAACAATTACACCTTCAGTTGCAAAGATGTTGCTTGAAAATAATATCGGAAACCGAGCAATTAACGCAATTCATGTTGATGAACTTGCAAAAGAAATGAAATCAGGTCGTTGGAAAATAAATGGCGACACAATCCGGATTGGGGCTACTGGCAGGCTGCTTGATGGCCAACACCGTTTGAGTGCCGTTGTTAAAACCGGAATTACAATTCAATCATGGGTAATTGAAGGCTTGCCTGATGATATTTTTGATACAATCGATTTAGTAAAAAGAAGGTCTGGTGGAGATACTCTTGGGTGTTTAGGAGAAATAAATGCTTACCGTCTTAATTCAGCGTTAATCCTTGTTGATAAATACATGACAGGTCGTGTTGAAAAAAGTTTATGTTATTCAAATAGTGAGGTAAAAGAATTGCTATCCAAATATCCAGAAGTGCGAAATTCGATCAATTCAAAAGTAAAAGGTAAAAAGCTAATACTTCCTTCTGTTATGGATGCTTGTCATTATTTGTTTAGCCAAAAAGATGTTGTTTTGGCTGAATTATTTTTGGAACGCGTCTTGCGCGGTTCAGGTCTTGAAGAAGGAGAGCCTGAATATGTGCTTCGAGAAAAACTTGTTTCAAACTTTTTATCGAAAGCAAAACTAAATAAAGCTCATGTTTTTGCATTGTGTATCAAAGCATGGAATCACCGTCGCGCTGGAAATAAAATTCAGCATCTGAAACTGAACGAGCGTGACGGAAAGTTAATTGAATTTCCTGTAGTGCAGTAATCACAAAAATAACACCATGATCATTAAACTAAAATCCACACGCAACTTCACGGAATATCATTTCCAACTCAGCTCAGGTTCGGAATCCCCAAAGTGTCCGGACACTTTGGGTAAAGTTTTGATTATCTTTGAAAACGGAAAATTTTCTCGGTGTGAATTTCCATTTCGAGGCACCTACAACCGCGAGCAGTGGGCGATGCTGGCCGAAATCGAGGCCGAGATTCACCGCATCGAGCTAAGTCTTTTGCGATGAGCGAATCGGTAAGCCGTGAGTGCCAGTCGGTGAGAGCTACGCAAAAAATCCGCAGTCTGAACGGAATTTGCGCGGATGGCTCAAGATTAACGACCTGCCTCTGAATGGTCTCCACAAACCACGGACTCAGAGCCGGGGCGCGACGGACACGCGCTTTCTTTAACCCTACACCAAAATTACCAATATGACAATCGTATCTGATTCTGCGATAGCCTGCCCCGCCTGTCACCGCGAGTGGCAGGATCACCCTGGAGCCGCACATTGTTGCAAGCTCGCCACCGACTTGGCCGCCAACCTCCGCGCCGTCCTCACCTATGTGCGGCCGCCGGAATACACCCGCGACATCGACGCGCAGGAGGTTTTCTTCGATTTGATGGAAAATGCCAGGCGCTTGATCGTGAAGGCGCGGACTTTTGAAAGCGAGTTATGACCACAGAGGACACAGAGAACACGGAGATGGCTACGCCGGAGACGGATGCCTTGTGGCATGAAATGACCACCGGAAACTACCAAGCAAGTTGGTGGGTTGCCGCAGAGTGTATGCGCGACCATGCAAAGCGGCTGGAACGCAAGCGAGCCTCGGCGATAAGGAAAATCCAACGGCAAGCAGAGCGCATTCGCCAACTGGAAGGGGCTACCAATCACGCCGGAGGAACGCCTCTTTCGATTGCTTTAAGAGAACTCGACGAGGCGCGACATAAACTTGAGATTTGCATGGCGGCAAATAGCGATGTTGCAAGAATAGCGAAAGAGCGTGACGAGGCGATAAAGCAAAACGCAAAACTCCAAAAGCAAATCGAAGGATTGAATAACTTTGCCAACGAAAGGTTTGATGAGATTCAGCGAGTTAGGCTGGAGCGCGACGAGGCGAAGGGAGAGATTGAAGCATGGCGCAACAAATGGACATGCGCCGTTGAGATGGCTGCACGGGCAGAGAATGAGCGCGACGAAGCAGTGCGACACCTACGCGATTTACTCGCAATCCTACACTCCGATGGGGGTCATCATACGGATAATGTTGGGTTGGCTGTATCTACATTAGATGCCAGTAAAAAATTTGAGTCGCTCATAAATGAGCGCGAAAATATGAGAACGGAGCGCGACGAGGCACGGGCCGATGCGGCCAGAATTGCGGACAAATTGTCCGGATTGGAACTCCGTTCGACCGATGAGCTGGAGCGAGAGCGCAACGAGGCTTTGGCTCAAGTCAAAGAGTTAATTTATATTTCAGAACGCGCTATTGCGTTGGCTGAATCTGAACTACGGGATGATTTGGCAAAAATAAAGAAATCCAAATGAACTCCCTCCGCGACTACATTGCTCACCGGCGGATCGACGCCACCCATGCGCTCAACCTCCTGCAAGATGCTGGGGTTATCTCCGACCTGTGCGTCACGGTCGATGATGTCGGTGATGCTGGCAAGGCCGTCGCTTGGTTAAGCCTCCATGAAGATGAACTGAAGCCTGCCAAACTATGACCATTTTTAAACTGCCTGTCCGATTAAACGCCACCGGCTCCCTCACCGAATATAAGGGCGATGTCATTGTGGACAAAGCCGACCCAAGCGGGCGTAAGGTTCTGAAATTTTGGAACCACAAAAAATATATGTCGATGAGCGAAATGCTCGATGAAGCAATGGCGCTCAAAGAATCCTCCTCCGTGCCCTCCGTGTCCTCCGTGGTTAAACCATGATCCCCCAAACGCAAAACCCTGTTATCCCGCTCATCGAGGTCGAAGGCCGGTTGGCCGATGGGCGGTTTGTTGTTCGGTATCAAGGCCAGAAAGTCGCCGCCACGGAGGCGCAGTTGCTTGCCATCCACCGCGAGCGGGAGGAGCAAATCGCCCGCATGGTCGAAGACCCTTGGCGGTATGGCTGGCTGAATCCGGCTTGGGAGCGGGCGGATGCGGCTTATGCGGAGCTGCGTGAGAGATTCCCGAAGGGCGTCACGGAGCTGCTCATTCTCGGCGGCAACCGCTCGGGCAAGTCGCGCTACTTTGCGAGGAAGGCGATGCAGCATTTGGTGAACACGCCGGGCGCGAAAGTGTGGTGCCTGCAATCCACCGAAGCGGCATCCATCCAAAACCAACAGCCCTATTTGTGGGAGTATCTGCCGAAGGAGTGGAAACCCTCCGCCAGCGGCAAGCTCAAGAAAGGCGCGGTGGCGAATATCACCTACTCGCAAAAGGGCGGTTTCACCGAAAACAGCTTCGTGCTGCCAAATGGCTCGCAGTGCTGGTTCAAGTTCTATTCGATGGATGTCACCTCGATTGAAGGTGCCGAGTTGAATTTTGTGTGGGCAGACGAATTGGTGACGCCGGATTGGTTGGAGGCGTTGCGTTTCCGTTTGCTCACGCGAGACGGTGAGCTTGGCATCGGCTTTACTCCAGTGGAAGGCTACACCACCACGGTCAAAGAATACCTCGACGGCGCGAAGACTTTGGAGGAATGCGACGCCCCGCTGCTGCCGCGCTACCGCGATGGCAACCTCATCGGCTTGGAGACCGTTCCCCGCATCCAGCAATGCACCCGCGAGAAAGCCCGCGTCGTTTATTTCCACACCTCGGACAACCCCTTCGGCAACCCCGAGGCAATGGAAACCGAACTGCGCGGCAGCAACCGCGAGCGAATCTTGATGCGTGCCTACGGCGTGCCGACCAAGGCGAGGATGTCGATGTTTCCAAAATTCCGCGAGAATGTGCATGTCGTCCCGCACGACAAAATTCCCAAGGAGGGAACCGTCTTCCATTTTGTCGATCCCGGCGAAGGCAAAGCGTGGGCCATGTTGTGGATTCGATTCACTCCAGACAACCGTTGCTGGATTTACCGCGAATGGCCAAACCAACTGGAATACATCGAAGGCGTCGGCTACCCCGGCCCGTGGGCTGAGGCCGATGGCAAGCTCGAAGACGGCCGCCCTGGTCCCGCACAAAAAGCCTGCTGCTGGTTTGGCTTCAAAGAATACAAAGCCGTCATCGAAGCTGCTGAGAAAGCGGATGAAATCGCCAAGGTCGAAGAACGCTGGATGGATTCTCGCTACGGCAATACGCCCACCATGACGGAAGAAGGCGTTCGCACCCTCATCGAACAATGCGACGACCGTATGGGTTTAGACTTCAAGGCCACCTCCGGCAAAGCCATCACCGAAGGCGTCGGCATCATCAACGATTGGCTCGCCTTCGACGAGGAGCGGCCGCTTGGGTCTGACAACTCCCCGAAGCTCTACATCAGCGAGCGGTGCAAAAACCTCATCTACTCCCTTAAAACTTGGACCGGCAAAGACGGCAAGCACGGCGCAACCAAAGACTGGATCGACATTCTCCGCTACATCGTTCTCGCCAGGGATGTCGAATATGTGGACCCAGAATCCCTCCGCACCCGAGGAGGCGGCTGCTATTGACACCCGCACCCTATAATAAAATTCGCATGAAACTTCTCCGCCGCCGCGATGTCATGGCCCGATTGGGCGTCTCTGCAAAGCAAATCACGAAACTCATCGACTCGGGTATTCTCCGCCCGATCTGCAAACGCGGCTGCCGCGCCTGGTATCGCGCCGCCGATCTCGAAAAACTCGCATGAGCACCAAGCGCACCGACAACCACGGCAGCCTGAGCCGCAACAAGAAAAAGGAAAAGGAAACGCAACCGACGCACAAAGGCTCCTGCACGATTGAGGGCCGCGAGTATTGGATCAGCGCGTATGTGAACGAGAGCCGCGATTCTGGCGAAAAGTATTTCAAGCTCTACTTTGAGCAGAAGAAACCACGCGAGGAATCCGCCGCAGAGCCAGTCGCCGTGCCGCTCTCCGAGTCTCCTGACATTCCATCTTGATGAGTGCCGAAGACCTACAAGCCGCATGGTGTGTGCCGCCCGAGGAACTTTGGTTCCGCAGCGTCATCGCAAAAATAACCGACGCCATCGAAGACGCCGCCGAGATTACCTGCATGCCGCAGACCGCACAGAACCCCGGCCTGCTCGCCCACAGCGCAGGCGGCTTGGAAGCCCTTCGCACCTTGCGCGAAGAGATCGAGCGCACCCGCGCCGAGGCATTTGAGTCGAAGAAATAAATATTTTCCTGACGCCAGGAAAACGACCGGTCTAAGTGGGGAAGGCGTGCTGTGCCTCCTTAAAAAGCTCACCACCTCTAGGCCGGTCAACTCCCTCTCCGTGCTCTCTGTGTCCTCTGTGGTCAAATCTTTTTAGCCCCCGTTAGCGCCCATTTAGTCCCGTTAGCACCCGTTGCGCCCGCAGCCTCTTCCGCTCTGCAAATTTGGCGGGCAGATTCCGATTCACCGCGAGTGCTGAACTACTCGCCGCCTGCGCGTGGAACCCGTGCGTGCTGGCAACCATTTTAGTTCTGACACCGCGACTTGGACGCAACGAAAAACCATGGAACAGACGACAGAAACAGCATTCAGCATCGGCGAAGTCATCGACGCGCTGGGAGTCAAGCTCCCGACCATTGATGAGACTCCGGCGGCCCCCGAGGCCAGCCAGGAAACAGTCGCGGATGAGACACCAACTGAC